CCTCGAGCGGACTGTATGGCACGCGGCATGCGCACATCAACGCCGGGCACACAACCAGCACGCAGGCAACGGCAATGGCGCGGCGCTACCTGGCGACGGCGAAAGACCCACAGTGGATCATGGACGCGCCACTATCGGTGGTGGACAGCATCCAGGATAGCAACGGCGTGCCAACGCCAGTCTGCCAGATCACGGCAGGCAAGCGCGTGCGCATTACCGATTACCCGGACGATACGCCGATATTTTTAATCACAAAAACCAGCTATAACGATGAGCAAAAATCAGCGACCCTAGACGCCGGCACGCCAGGCTTTTTTATCCCGGCTGAGCTGGCGCAGAGCGAGGCCTGGACGCCCTGGACGCGGCCAGCCGATACTGGCGGCGGGGATGGGGAAGGAGTTAGCGGCGGTGGCGGGGGCAGCGGCGGGCGGGAACGCCTGAACTGGAAGCGCAGATTTGGCGCGCAGCCCGGCACGGCGCTGTGGAATAAATTGTCCCAAATGAGCTGGAAGGAAAAACAGGCCTGGATCGCGGAACAGCGTGCCAGGCGGCGCAAGCGGGGATGATCAGCGGCAGTAATTGCTTATGTTCGCGATAATTGCTGTTATCAAAAGCATTTAATTGCCCCTGGCCTCACAGACCCAGGTCTTTTATCAGCTTGTCCACCCATATTTGGTAGACGTGCGTTATATCAGCGATTTTCTCCTGCGCCACATCAAGCAATTTGCGCCAGCCGATTTTTTCGAGTGCCCTGGCTTGCTCCTCGCCACTGATATATTTCGCGTAGCTGGCGCGATTGCCGATCTCGGTGGACATTGATTTTGCATTGCTGACATACCACTGCGTTCCAAAGCGCTCCGACCGCATGTCGTTGTAAGCCGGCTTGCGCCTGCCGGCACGCTCCATGCCGCGCCCGCGGATGTAATACGGGGTCGGCGGTTGGTTGGCAGCTGTAGCAGCCGGATATTTTTTGAGACCCTCGGTTGGCAAAATAACGCGACTCCCAGCCTCTTTTCCCGCCGCCTGGAGGTATTTTTTGATCTCGCGCGGGTATTTCTCCAAACTGTTTACCAGTTTTTCGATCCCCTGGACGTCGATTTTGATAATTTCGTCAGCCATATTAATCCACCAGCGCCGTGCTGGTCTCCTCGAAGCACCGGCAACCGACATGGCGCGGCGGGTTGCCGTCCTGATACTCGTTTTCCGGCTCGTAAAACGGCTCGTCTAATTCGACTTCGACCCCGTCGAGCGGCCCGCACAGCTCGCAAACGCGCTCGTCGTTGTTTGTGTACCATCGCTTAACTACACGCACATCCGGGAATTGCTCTTTAAGCTCATCGCCTGCCATTTGCTGGCCTTGCGCGTATGTGCGCGTAATTTCGGTCACAGCGATGTTTAGCGCGCGCTGTTCACTGTATGGCAGCATGTCGACCAGATCGCCAATCGTAAAACCGGGCGTCTCGACAAATAGGCCCAGCGCCCCACGCACAACCTCCAGCGTGGTTTTGTCGATATTTTTTATCAGCGTGCCTGCGTATTTGCGCGCCCATTCTGCCGCCTGGAGGTTGGTCAGGCTGTAATCAATATCAATCGCAGTCGATGCGCCAAACAGCGCGATGCCGCCGCGCACGTTGCGCGTGAGCAAGCGCGCCAATGCGGCCATATCCTCATCGTCCGGCTCGAATATATCGTCCACATCCGGCAAGGCCGCCTTGACAAATTGCAATCGCTCGCGCAATCGTTGCTCCTGTTTGCGCCAGTAGCGGCGCAGGAACAGTATCAGCACATCCTCTGCGGCCTCTTTCTCACGGCGGTCGGGCTCGCGCCTGTCGCGCGCCTTGATAGCAGGTAGATCAATGCCGTCCAGGGCGGAAATCACCAGCCTGATAGCGTTTTGCAGGTTATCGCGCGCTGGTTTCGAGTAGGTCATTTGCTCGCTTGAGCTCCTGCGCCAACATCGCTATTGCGCCCTGGTAGCCTGGCGCTGGCGTGATGGTGGCCTCGCTGAATACGGCCTTGACATCGTCGGCAGTCGCGGCGCGCTCCAAGCCGGCGACAATGCTGCTATATGTTTCGGCCGGGATCGACAGCGGGATAAACGCGACCGATTGCGCTGCCTCGCCGCGCTTGACGGCAGCCAGGCATTTTGATTGCCAGATGGACAGCTCACGCCCCAGGCGCGGTAGGTCGATGTTTTTGTCTTGATCGACTATGCGCTCCTCATTCGGCGGCTGAATATTGGCTTGCTCCTCCACCGGCTCAGCTTGCTCCTCCGCCGGCCTAGTTTGCTCCTGGATTAGCGCATAGCGCGCGGCCCTGTCTTTGTAGTGTTGCTCGATCAGCGCCATAGCGTCATTCGGTATTTCTACGCCATAGATGATAAATAGCGCCCGCGCCATCTCCAGCGATTCGGCCTTGTTGAGCGCATCCATAAATGCTGACATCGCCCCGGCGCGTTGCTCCTCGTCCTCCTGGAAGATATCCAGCGTCTCTGGCTTGAAGACGAGTTGCAGACCGAGCGGCCGGAACAATTGCTCGTTCAATACGGAGGCGATGAAATTGGCTTCTGGCACAATCACATCTTCGTACCAATTGAGTTTGTCGCGCTCCGCTGTGGCGTAGTTGGCTGCGTTCGCAAACAGGATCGTCAGCGGGATATCCAGCGCGCGGGCGACCTCCTCGCGTTTCTCCTGGGCAACCGTCACATTTTCCAATTCCTTAATGCCCTCGCCCACCACGACGGGTTCAACTTTTTCGGCGTTGATCACCTTCGTCCGAAACGCGTTTTTTATGCCGGCTACAAATTTGTTCCACCATGACTCGAAGCGCTCCGCCTCCTCGCGCGGCGCGCCGGACATGGCAAAAATCATCGCCTTAATAGCGCCGCGCCCGAAAAACGATTTGACAAATTCGTCCATGTTGGCGAGCGCGCCGCAGGCGAACAGCGCTGCCTGCGCAGGCCAGGCGGAAGGCGGGCCGATCTCCACGTAGGGATCGGGATACCAGATGTAGATGATCTCATCCTGCGTGAGTGTTTTTTCAACGTTGTTGGCATAGCGTGTCCAGGCAAGTTTGCCTTGCCGGGCCTGCGCATCCACGAGGGTGAGGCTGGACGGGTCAAGATGGCGTATTTTGTCGTAACCAGCCGGGTTTTTCTCGCGCTTCCAGTATGCCGCGCCCGCCAGTACCAGGCTGGCCTCGATCAGGTACAACATGATCGTCATGTTATTGACCAGCCCGGCGCGATTTTGGTAATTGCTGGATGTGTCGTACTCGTCCTCCCCGCGCATGATTGCCCAGGGCAGAGATGAGATGGCTTTGGCGCGCTTGTCCACGCCGCGGTAAAGGGTAGGAATGATTTTGTAATAGCTTTGCGGGGTGTCTTTGCGCTCTGGAGCGCCGGCAACATACACCCACGCGTCAGTTTCTTCGTCCCACAGCAGACTGGATTTTGTGCCGATAATTGGATAAGTGTGTCTAGTCATGTGCTATACCAACCTCCTCCCGCGTCATACTCATACGCATAGCGCGTGGCGTCAATCAGGTGATCGTTTTTTTCGACCGGCTGCCGGATAGCATTGCCGTCTCGATCCTCGCGCCAGTGGTACTGGCTAAACTCGTTTTGTGCATTTATGCACGCCTTGTCGATAACGATGGTCTGCTGTTGCAGCCATTGTATGCCATACATCACGCTATCGCCGCCTTTTTTGGCCGCGGTCGCATTTACGCCAGCGTTGCGGATTTCCTGGATGGATTTTGGCTCAGCGCTATCGCAAGTAATCAGGTCGCCGCCGATCATATCCAGCGCCCTGGCAGCCAGGATGTCGTTCGTCAGTCCGCGCTCATACAACTCCGCAAAAATGTAGATCGTTTTGTGTTTGCGGTCATAATGCGACCGGGACAGCGCCGCCGGGTCTGACGAAAAGCCGAAATCCAGGCCGTTGCGCCGGTTGACAAATTGCGCCTGCATGTCTGACAAATCGCGCACCTGCCAGTTGGTGAAAATCACGTTGCCCAGTATGCCCCAGTTGCCCAGCGTGTAGACCTCGTAGTAATAGCGGTCTGTCTCAGCCTCCAAGTCGCGCCGGTCGCTATCGGTCAAAAACCGGTTGTGCACGTACCAGGTTTTGAGTATGCTCAGCTCATCTGTTCGATGTTCGGTCTGGCCATCCGCCCAGCCAATGTCGGAAAAATATTTTTGATATAGCCAATGGCTCTTCAGGATCGGGTTGAAGCTCATCGTCAGGCGCTTTGGTATGCGCTCGTTGCCGCCGCGTTGGCGCTTGTAGAGCTGGGTTATGGTGCCCGGCTCGCACTCTGTAGCCTCCTCAATCCAGATATCGGTGAGCGCGCCTTTGGCCGGCGTGACGGATTTCAGTTTTTCCGCGTCATCCAAACTGGCGAAGATGATCTGATGTCCGTTTTGGCAGGTGATCAACATATCCGTTTTATTAATCGTAAACAAATTTTGCACTCCCCAGCCGTTGATAACACGCAGGATTTCGGTGTAGACAGACCCGCGCAGGGTGCGCCCGACCTGGCGGCAAACCAGGTAATTGCGCCCGCCATGCAGCAGGTCGTAAATGCAGCGTTGCGCCAGGAACACCGATTTCCCGGAGGCAGCCCCGCCGAAAAATATCTGCGTGCGCGACCGGTTCTCCAGGTGCGGCAAAAAACTATCGTTGAAAACCTCCGGCCTGATCTTAATCCTCATCGCTAATCTCGCCGTCCGTTGCCAATTGCACAATGATCTCGTCCGTTGACAAGTGGATTTTATCCGGCACCTTGCCGAAAGCGATCTCGATAAATGCCCGCTGCAATAGCGGGTTTTTGCTCTGCGCCCACTGGCGCAGGATGGCCTCCGCCACCGTCACACCGTGACCGTCCACGACAATGCCAGTGCGCTCGTGAGCGATCATCAGCGCCAGCTCGCGCAAGGCGTCGAAAGACCGCGGCCGGCCTTTACGGTTGATGCGCGGGTCGCCTTTTTTGAACTGGCCCGCACGCTGGCTGTTGGAATCAGTATTGCTGTTCATCGGCTTGACAACCTAAGCGATTAGGATTATAATAGATCGTAGGAGATGACAAAAAATGACAACCCAAACCGATTTTTATGAGGCGGCGCGCCTGTTGGGACAAAGAGGCGGCCAGGCAAAAACGCCTGCGAAACAGCAGGCCAGCCGCGAGAATGGACGGCTGGGGGGACGTCGTCCGGCAATCAAAATCAACCCCGACGGCTACTCGCTCGCCGGCTGCCCGATCATCTACGCCCCGCGCGGGCAAGCGGGGGAATATGCGCCGCTGGCGACCAACCCGTACCGGGGATGCGGACACAAATGCGCGTACTGCTACGTGCCAAATGTGCTGCGCATGAGCCGTGCCGATTTTGACGGCGGCGTCACACCGCGCAAAAATTTTTTGGAACTTTTGCGAAAAGATGCGCAAAGGTACCAGGCCGCCGGTATCACCGAACAGGTTTTGTTGAGCTTCACGACCGACCCGTTTAACCCGCACAATACCAGCCTCACCAGGCCAACCATCGAAACATTGATTGAGCATGGCCTGGCTTTTTGCACGCTCACCAAAGGCGGGCGGCGTGCGCTGCCGTTTCTGGATTTGTTCAGGCCGGAGCGCGACGCGTTCGCGTCCACGCTCACCAGCCTGGACTGGGCCTTCAGCCTGCGCTGGGAGCGCGGCGCGGCCCTGCCTAACGACCGCGCATATACGCTCCAAAATTTTCACGAAGCAG